GAGATCGACCACATCCTGGAAGACCATTTCCTCGGCGGCCTGGGGGGCGACGCATGAGCACCATCCCCGCCTTCCTTCAGGCCGTGGCCGAGGGCATGGCCGCGCTGGCACCGGCGGCAAAGTCCGTCGAGGTCTATCGCGGTCGCTTCAAGGTCGCCGATGTCACCAATCAAAGCCTGCGCACACCCGCCCTGCGCGTGGCGCTGATGGGCGTGCGGCGGGTGCAGCCGGTGGCCAGCGGCGAGCGCGACGCCACCCTGCGCCTGTCCTGCGCCATCGTGACCGTGGATCGGCCCGGTAAACGCCGGGAGGACGCTGCCAACGCCCTGGTCAACGACCTGATCATCCAGTTGCCTGGCCGCACCTGGGGTCTCGACACCGCGCATCCCGCCGGCGACGTGGACGGCGAGAACCTGTTCACCGGCGATGTCGGCCGCAAGGGGGTGATGTTGTGGGAACTGCGCTGGTCGCAGACCGTTCGTCTGGGCCAGAACGCCTTTGCCTCCGACGGTGTGCTGCCCTCCAAGGTCTACGCCGGCCAGGCCCCAGAGATCGGCGCGGACCACCAGCCTGACTATGAGCTGGTGGTGGGAGGTGAGAAATGAACGATCTCGCCTACCGCGTGACCGAACTGGAACGGCGGCTGACCAACTTGGTGCGCGTCGGCAAGGTTGCGGCGGCCGACTACCAAGCGGCGCAAGTGCGCGTCCAGATCGGTCCCATCACCACCGCCTGGCGCCCCTGGCTGACCCTGCGCGCCGGCGGCGACCGCACCTGGTGGGCGCCCGAGGTCGGCGAGCAGGTGCTGCTTTTCTCGCCAGCCGGCGAGCCCGCCCAAGGCTGGGTGTTGCCGGCGGGCTTCTCCGACGCCGCGCCCGCGCCTGCTGCCAGCCCCGACATCAAGCGCGAGGTGTTCGCCGACGGCAGCGAGTTCTCCTTCGACCGCTCGACCGGCACGCTCACGGTCAACGTCACCGGGGATGTCAGTGTGGTCGCCGGCGGGCGCGCCTCCCTGGAGGCCGGCGGCCCCATCGACGTCACCGCCGCTGAGGCGATCACCGTAACCGCCGGCGGACCGGTGTCCATCGAGGCGCCGGCCATCGCCATGGTCGGCACCGCCGCCGGCGCGACGCTGACCGGCGACTTCAACTTGATCGGCAGCCTGTCGGTCGAGGGCGATGTCTCGGCCACCGGCACGATCATCGACGCCGGCGGCAACACGGCCAACCACACTCACTGATGGAACGCTCCATGAGCCAGGATACCCAGACCTACATCGTCCAACAGGACACGCCTCGGATCGGCCGCGCCGGCGCCGCCGTGCAGATGACCGCCGCCCAGGCCAAGTATCTGGTGCTCGCCGGCACCGTGCTGCCGGAGGCCGAGCATAAGGCGCGCGAGGCGGCCAAGGCCAAGGCCGCCCAGCGGACCGCCAAGGCGCCGGCCAAGAGCGGCGGGAAGTAAGACGTCATGCTCGGGATGTCCGCGACCACCGGCCGACCGCTCGGAGGACTGGATCACCTCGACCAGTCCGTCCGCGACATCCTCGCCACCCCCCTCGGGTCGCGGGTGATGCGGCGTGCCTACGGGTCGCGCCTACCGGACCTGATCGACGCCCCGACCAACGCCGCCACGGTCATCGAGATCTATGTCGCCACCGCGGAAGCGCTGCGCAAATGGGAGCCCCGGCTGAAGCTGACCCGCGTCGGCATCGAGGCGGCCGCCCCGGGCCGGCTGGGCTTGCGCATCGAGGGTCAATACCGCCCCAACGGCCAGCCGCTGTCGCGCCTTTTCCAGATCGGGGGTGAGGCATGAGCCGCTACGACGCCATCGACCTGTCGCGCCTGCCGCCGCCGGATGTCGTCGAGGCGTTGGACTTCGAGACTGTGCTCGCCGACCTGAAGGCCGCGCTTACTGCCGCTTGGCCGGAGTGGAACGCGGATCTCGAGTCCGACCCGGTCAACAAGCTGCTGGAGATAATCGCCTACCGCGAGGTGCTGTTGCGGCAGCGGGTGAATGACGCCGCCCGCGCGGTGATGGTGGCCAGCGCCACGGGCGCGGACCTGGACCACCTTGCGGCCCTGTTCCACGTCGCCCGCCAGGTCGTTGACCCTGGCGATCCCGGCGCCGTACCCCCGCTGCCGCCGACCTACGAGAGCGATGACCGCCTGCGCGGCCGCGTGCGCCTTGCTATGGAGGGGCTGTCCACTGCCGGTCCGACCGGCGCCTATGTCTTTCACGCCTTGTCGGCCGACGCGCGGGTCGCGGACGTGGCCGTCGCGTCGCCGGCCCCGGGCGACGTGGTGGTAACGGTGCTGTCGACCGAGGGCGACGGGGTCGCGTCGGCCGACCTGGTCGCGGCGGTGGATGCCGCACTCAATGACGAGGCTGTGCGGCCACTCACCGACCGCGTCACTGTCCAGGCGGGCACCAAGATCGAGTACCAGGTCGACGCCGTACTCGACCTCTACCCCGGCCCGGACACCGAAGTCGTCCGGCGGGCGGCTGAGACATCGGTGACGGAGTTCGTTGAAACGCAGCGCCGCCTCGGCGAGCCGGTCACTGTTGACGGCCTGCACAAGGCGCTGCGCGTCGACGGCGTGCGCAAGGTGACGCTCACCGCGCCGGCGGCCGCCATCGAGCCGGCAGCCGACGCGTTCGCCGTCTGCGCCGGCATCACCGTCAGCACGGCGGGGGCGCCATGAGCGACGCTAACGCTGTGAGACTGCTCCCGCCCAACGCCTCGGCGCAGGAGCGCGCCATGGCCGGCTCGGCCGCGCGCCTATCCGACATCCCCGTTCCGGTCGACCGGCTATGGAACCCGGAGACCTGCCCGGTGGAGGTGCTGCCCTGGCTGGCCTGGGCGCTGTCGGTCGACGTCTGGGACGCCGCTTGGCCGGAGGCCGTCAAGCGCGCCGTCATCGCCGATAGCATCCGGGTCCACCGCGTCAAGGGCACTCGCGGCGCCGTCACCCGTGCCCTCGCGGCCCTCGGCCTGAGCGCGGAGATCACCGAATGGTGGGAGGAAGAGCCGCCTGGCGCGCCCTACACCTTCACCGTCACCGCGCTGGTCAACGACAATCTGGGACCGGACGCCTTGGCCCTCGACTTGGCCAGGCAGAAGGCCGTCGTCGACACGATCGCGCGCGCCAAGAACGCAAGGTCTCATTTCGCCGTGCGCTACGGCGCTGTCATCGGGCAGGGCCTCACTCTCGCCGCCACCGCCCAGACCCTCAGCCGGTTCGTCGGCCGGGGCGCGGCCCTGGTTTCCTATGCCGGCCAGACGGTGATGGGCATTGCCGCCGCCGCCCACAACGGTACCCGTCTGGCCGCCAGCGGTGTGGCCAGGACCCGCGACCATTTCACAGGGACCGCTGGTCTGACCGCCCAGGCCTATCAGGCGCCGCGCCTGTGCGTGACATTCAAGGAGTAATCCCGTGTCGGAAGTCACTATCAAGCCGCTGTTCACCGATGCCGGCCTGGCAGCGATCGAGAACGCCACCGGCAACGGCCTACAGGCCACCATTGCTGAAATCGCCATTGGCGATGCCGGCTACGCCCCTGGCACCTCCGCCGTCGGCCTACAAAACGAGTTGGTCCGCGTGAACTGCAGCGCCGGCGGTGCGGTCGGCCCGCAGGAAGTCCTTCTGGAAGCGCAGGTCCCCGCCGCCGCACCGGAGTTCTTCGTCCGCGAAATAGGCTTCTTCCTCGACGACGGCACCCTTCTGGCGTTGTGGTCGGACGTCAGCCAGGTCTTGGGTTACCGCAGCGCGCTCAGCCCGTGGTTCTTCAAGTTCGTCCTCAAGTGGTCGACCCTGCCAGTCGATAGCATCACCGTGTCCTTCAACGGTGACGCGGCGCAGGCCGCGCTGGCGCTGGACGTCGGCCAGACCGAGGCGAAGATCCAGCACACGGTGGAGAGCGAGGGCATGACCTGGGACCCGGCGGACAATAGCCTGCTGACGCAGGCGATCACCGCCATTGTCGACGGCGCGCCGGGCCACGCCGATTTCCAGACGGCCCTGGCCGCCTATCTGGCGGCGGGCGGCTACCTGCGCCGCGACGTCAGCGACGTGCTGGCCGCAGGCTACTGGGCCACGCCCGTCCCCCTCGACGGCAGCAGCGGCACGGCGGCGCCCGACCTCACGCTGGGCAACGTCTTCACCTTGGACACCAGCGGCTCCGGCTCTGGCGTGGTCACACAGCCCATAACCCTGGCGGACCCTGCCTCCGTCCCCGGCGCCGGCATGGCGATCGTCTACGCCGCCCAGGATGCGACCGGCGGCCACGCCCTGACGCTGGGCGCGGGCTACCGCGTTCAGGCCGGGACGTGGAGCACCGACGCCAACGCCGTCAACGTCCTCTACCTCACGATGGACGGCGGGGCGGCCATTGACGTGACCATTTCGCAGCGCGGGGAGGCGTAACATGGCACTCCCCTTTCTGACCAAGCCGCCGTTCGGAGGGTGTGGTGATCTGGGTTCCCCCATCGACTACGCCTGCCTGTTCACGGGCAGTGAATGGGCCTCGTTCACTCCCGCCGAAGCCGGAGACCGGACCAAATGGGCGTTCTCCGCCTGGTTCAAACGGGCACGCCTCGGCGCGGCATTAGAGCATCTTTTGACTGCCGGTCCCGGCGGCAGCGCCTACTACACCGCCATCCGGTTCGCCAGCGACGCCCTTGAGGTCACGCACGGCGCCAGCGACATCAATTGGCGGGTGACTACCTCGCGATTGGCCCGCGACCCGGCAGCCCACCTACATATTTATGTCGAGTATGACAGCGGCCAGGCGGAGCCGACGGAGCGTGTCCGCGTCTGGGTCAATGGAGATCGACTGACCGATTTCGCCACCTACACCGCACCAGTGCAGGGCTATCAGACGGAAATGGGCGCCGGGACGCCACACTATATCGGCCGCTACCCCAATGCCAGCGGCTATCACTCGACGTCTTACCACAGCGAAAACGTGCTGGTGGTGGGTAGCCATCCTGGGGTCGAGGCGTTCGGCTACTGTAACGCCCAGCGGAATTGGGTGCCGCGCGCCTTCGCAGGCAAGGGCCTGGGCGCCGCCGCCTACGGCGCCCAGGGCTGGCACCTGGATTTTGCCGACCCGCTGGACCTCGGCAAGGACGTGTCGGGCAATGGCAACCATTTCGTGACAACTGGCCTGACCGCCGACAACCAGGTGACGGACACGCCGACGACTAACTACTCGACGCTCAACCCGCTGATGAACCTCAATGCTGGTGGTGAGGAGTTCACGAGAGGCAACTTGCATCTTCGTGACATCAGCAATTTGTGGGCCAATGCAGGTGTTGGCGCTTTGCCGGGACCATTTCCCAATAAGTCCTACGTCGAGATCACGGTTACTGGCACACCTATGTTAGATAGCGATGGAGGTGTAATTCACCCGTGGGTTCAATTCCCTAATGGGTATCTATACAACATCAATAACAATGGAGTTGCGGCCCTGCATCGCTTTGCCGTTGATCTGGAGAAAGGCAAGGTCTGGCATGCAGTGGGTGATAGTGACTGGATCGGGGGGGACCCGACAGTAGGAAGCGGTGAAAGCGCTCCTAACTCAACTACCAGCAATAGGGACATCATAAGGTTCAGTGCGTTCGATGGGTCTGCCTCGTTACCGCGAAACAGCGAGACTGAGGTCAATGGTGGACAGATGCCTTTCGCGTACACGCCACCCGATGGCTTCCTCCCCCTCAACGCGGCCAACCTACCGTGCCCGCCCGTCCTCCGCCCCGACGACTACTGCACCATCCGCCTCACAACCGGCGGCGCGGACGTCACCGACCTGCCGTGGGACCCGACGCAGCACAAGACGCTGGTGGTTTCCAAGCGGCGCGACACGGCAGCCGATTGGCGCGTGGTTGATACGGTCAACGGGGCCGGGAAGGCGTGGGCGACCAACGACGCGACAGGCGGCATCGTCACCGAGACGGACGGCCTGACCGGCTTCACCCCGACTGGCTTCACGGTCGGTGCGGCAACCGCCTATCAGGGCTCCCGCATCGATTATATCTGGCGGGCCAGCCGCCGGGCCGGGTTCGACATTGTTGGGCCGATCGCCCACACCAACGGCACGCCGACGACCGTGCCGCACGCGGTCGGGGGCGCCGTGGACTATGCGTGGGTGGTGCGGGCTGACGCGGGGCAGGACCGGCGGGTGTTCCACAAAAGCTTGAGCGCGGGGCAGTACCTCGCCCTGAACTCGCTCGCCGCCGCCGCGACGGACGCGGGCTGGTTTTCCAGCACCGCCAACGACCTGACCTTGGGCGCCAGCCTGCCGAGCGGCACCTACTACGTCTATGCCTGGCGGCAGGTGCCGGGCTTCAGCGCGTTTGGCGAGTACACGGGTAACGGGGCTAGCGACGGCGCTTTTATCCCCACGGATTTCGCTCCACGCGCCCTGCACCAGAAGTGCCACAACACCGCGTCTACCCGGTGGCCCTGCTGGGACCGTGACCGTGACCCGGAGAACCCGGCGGGCACCCACCTCCTCTTTGAGGACCCTATGGGCGACGGCGGAAGCGACGTCCTGGATTTTGTGTCTAACGGCCTCAAGTTCCGGGGCTCCTCCACGTCCTACAACAGAAGCGGCGACAGCTACGTCTTCGCGGCATGGGCGGCCACGCCCTTCAAGTTCGCCCGCGCGCGATAGTGAGGAGAAAGAGACGTGTTCGACCTCTACGACCAGAATGGTACTTACCTCCGCACGGTGCGGAGCCCCCAGAACCTCAAGGCGCCCAACGGACAGACCTTCGGGGATGCCAGCGCGCCGCCGCTGGCCGACCTGAATGCGGCGGGGGTCTACCCCGTCCGCGACCCCGGCAAGCCCGACCAGACTTGGCAGCGCGTGACCGGCGCGACGCGCGAGATCGTTGACGGCTACTCGGTGTGGTCCTACCAGACCGAGCCTCTGGCGCTGGACGACGCCAAGGCGAAGCTGCGCGCCGAGGTCAAGGCCGCCCGGGACCGCGCGCTCTACGGCGGCTACGCCTGGGAGCGGGCGCCGGGCGTGGTCCACATCGTCCAGACGGACGATGTCTCCCAGGCCCGCCTGAACGCCGCCTACGCCATGGCTAGGGACGGCCATATTCCGGCCGAGGGCATGCCGTGGCGGCTCCTGGACAACACGGTGGTTACCCTGACCGCCAGCGAGACCCAGGCGCTGGCCACCGCCGTCGCGGCTCATGTGTCCGCCTGCTTCGCCATCCAGGCGCAGAAGGAAGCGGACCTCGCCACCTTGGCGGACCTGGACACCTGCCAGGCCTACGACCCCGCCGCCGGCTTCCCTGAGCCACCGCAGGTGGAGGCCGCCGCATGACGCCGC